AGGATGGCACTTGGGGTTGCATAGAATATCCAGAGTTTAATCTTGGAAGTAGACAGCAGATAGCTAGATACTTACAACACTTTGGATGGGAACCCCAGGAATTTACTGATAAAGGTAATCCGATAGTGAATGAGAAAGTACTTGAGAATGTGAACATACCTGAAGTCAAACTTATAGTTGAGTATCTTACTATCACAAAGAGAGTTGCCATGGTTGAGTCTTGGATTGAAGCAGTAGAATCTGATGGTCGTATACATGGTAGAGTTAATAGTTGTGGTGCAGTCACAGGTCGTATGACACACAGCAAACCAAACCTAGCTCAGGTTCCAGCTGTCTACTCTGAATATGGTAAAGAGTGTAGAGAGTTATGGGTTGTTCCTGAAGGTAAGAAGTTAGTAGGTGTTGATGCTAGTGGATTAGAGCTTAGGATGTTAGCACACTATATGAATGATGATAAATATACAGAGGAGATATTGAATGGAGATATTCACACAGCAAATCAAATGGCTGCAGGACTTCAATCAAGAGATACAGCAAAGACTTTCATCTATGCCTACCTATATGGAGCTGGAGATTCCAAAATCGGAAGCATCGTGGGAGGAAGTGCGAAAGCAGGTGCTAGTCTTAAAGCAAAGTTCCTTGATAATACGCCAGCACTTAAAACACTACGAAGACGAGTTGACTCGCAGAGCTCAAAGGGTTGGCTTCGAGGTCTTGATGGACGACGACTGATAGTAAGGTCAGCACATGCAGGGTTGAATGTATTGTTCCAATCAGCAGGTGCAATTATTATGAAACAAGCCTTGATATTATTAGACAAGTATGCTAAAATATACAACATCAATTACAAGTTCGTTCTCAATGTTCATGATGAGTTCCAATGTGAAGTCGATGAACATCAAGCAGAACAGTTCGGTCAACTTGCAGTCGATTGTATTAAGCGTGCAGGTACAGACTTCCAACTTAACTGTCCACTAGATGGTGAGTATAAGGTTGGAGATAACTGGGCGGAGACACACTGATGTCAGCTAATAATAGAGGTAAGAAGTTCTCTAAGTTCGATTTAGATTTAGAGTTTGGAGAACGATGGGAAGACTTCATTGTCGATAAGTTAAAGACAGCTGAAGTTAAGACAGAGAAAGACAAGTGGAAGACCACTGGTAATATCTGTATTGAATATGAAAGTTATGGCAAACCAAGTGGCATCGAGGCAACTGAGTCTGATGTATGGATACATAACCTAACTGATAATGGTAAGTTTGTTATGGGATTTATTATTCCTACTGATAAACTTAAAGAGATTTATCAACAAGGTTTTCAAGTATCAGGTGGTGACCATAACGCAAGTAGAATATATCTGCTGAAGATTAGACAGCTAGTAGATATGATTCTTAAGGAGAGAGAATGAAGAGTATAGACACAGTGGTAGAGGATATCTACAATCTGGTTGAGACTAATGATATACCAGAAGGTGTTGATGTAGACAAAGTCTTAGATGATTTAGCTAATAACATTAAGAGTATTATCAAATCAGTTATCGTTGAACCACCTGAAGATAAACGAACAGTTCGTATGTCTAACATAGGTAAGAAGGATAGACAGTTATGGTATCTACATAAAGGAGTTAAAGGGGAACCTTTAATGCCACACACTAGAATTAAATTCTTGTATGGTCATTTCATTGAGGAGATGGTATTAGCTTTAGTTAAACTATCAGGTCATAAGGTTACTGATGAACAGAAGAAGGTAGAAGTAGCAGGTATCAGAGGTTCAATGGACTGTAAGATTGATGGTACATTGATTGATGTTAAGTCTACATCTAGCTATGGATTCAAGAAGTTCAAGGATGGTACATTAATTAATGATGACCCATTCGGTTATGTTGACCAGATAAAAGGTTATGCTGAAGCTGAGAAAGCTAAGGAGTTTGGTTGGTTAGCTATGGATAAAACCAATGGTCATCTTACTGTATTGAAATATGATATGGAAGATGAGAGCAAACCTTACTGGACTAAGCTTAACTTCTTTAGGATACTAGATAGGATTAAATACATTAAGAAGATAATTGCTATGAACAAACCACCTGAGAAATGTTATGAACCTGAACCAGATGGTAAGTCAGGTAACATGAAGTTAGGTCTAGGTTGTAGCTATTGTCAATATAAACATGAATGCTATCCTGAGTTGAGAACATTCCTATATGCTAATGGTCCACGCTATCTTACTAAGGTAGTTAAGAAACCAGATGTCATTGAGGTAGATAGAGATGGCAACAAAGTATAGGTCTAAGTTAGAGAAAGAATGCCATATACTATTAGGTAAGGATTGGAAGTATGAACCTCATAGAATTGCTTATACAGTTAGAAGAAATTACACGCCCGATTTTTGTCTTAATGACTATTATATAGAAGTCAAAGGATTCTTTAGGGCAGGTGATACACAGAAGTATAGAGCTATCGCAGAACAATTAAAGTTTGAAGGTAAGCATCTTATATTTCTGATGCCTGACCCAGAGAAGAAGACGAGGAAAGGTGGTAAGACTACCTATAGGCAATGGTGTAATAAGTATGACATAGAAATATTTAGCACTAAACAAATTAAGGAGTTAAAG